CTATCAAAACTACCAGCTCCGGCTACCCCACCACCTGTATTAATTAATGGATCAAATTGTGTAGAAACTTCCCAGCCGCCTTGGTCGGGGTCGGCATTATTAATAAATGCAACAGTACGCCCATTTAAATTAGTAATCCCATCAATACCACTTGGATTTAGTGAGAAGAACTCTGTTAAAAATTGATTATTAATTTGTTCAAATTTTAAATTAGTTATTAAATCAACTGATCCAATACTAGGAAGTGAATAATAAAAACTCTGTGCGGTTGATTGTGGCACATTAAATGTAACTGATCCAAGATCCTCACCATTGTTAATTACACCCAATACATCTCTACTACTAATGTTTGGTGCCCAAGGTAATGTCCCAGAAACACCAGGTTCCATTTGAATCCAAAAGCCAGGTCCAGTGCCCGGTGTTCCATCTACAATTGTAAATGTTCCTTGCATGTTGAATTGTGTTTCACTGGTATAATATAAATTATTTGGTGCGTCTTGTGGAACTGTGAATGTAATATTGCCAGTCTGTGATCCATTGCGACTTACACCTGTGTTATATTGGTCGCCTGTGCCTTGACTAGGAGCAGTTTTAATCCAAAAAGGAGATGTTACATCAAGATTTAAATTAAAGACGTAAGTGTTACCACGAATTAATGTTAGTGCTGGGTTTGGAACATAATCAATTACATAAGCAGATATACCAGTTGTTGTAACACGAAAGTTTACTGATTCTTTTTCGTTTTGCGCTACATTAAATGTATAGTTGCCGCCGCGAACAAGAGTAATTGCAGGATTACTTGTGGTATAATTAGAAAAGTTATATACCCCATTTTCTCTTGTGACAGTATAATCCGCCATCAATGGTACAGCAGTAGCACCAACATCAACCGATAATGGTCCTGCTGGTAACCAATAATATTGGCTAAAGTTTACAAACTTATCAAAGTCAACTTGTGGATTCCATGCATAGTATTCACTAGTGTAAAGTCTATCGCTGTCATTAGTAAACGCACCTTGGGTTGCTAAAGCATCATTAATGCCCGGATATGTAATAGCGTCTTCGACGGTATCACTATCAGTCTTTAAGATAACAACACCGGGTTCTAATTGGTAGTTGGTGCGAGCAGTTGTAGGTTCAACTACATATCGGTTGTCGGCATTAACGCCTGGGCCAACACGACGTCCAACAAATCCTTGTGTCTTTTTAAACTGCGGTTCTTGAACCAGCTGATCCAATGTTGCAGCCAAGAACTGTTTATTTGTAGATGTTTGGAATATCTCGGGTAAGAAATCTACCGTTCTCACTTTTGCCATTAAATTACTCCGCTGCCTGGGGCAGTTCTAAGGTTAGTACTTGTTAATGCTTCAATAACTTGAATGTCAACTACGGTAGCAGCGTTGACAAAAATCTCGTTAGGTGCTGATCTAATTTCATATAGATCACCAAAACTCTTTTGTGGGTTTAATGGCACTAATACAGCAGAACTCACGATGTCGCCCATCTGTTGATGTAAGTATGCTGACAATTCTGAGAAGTAAAATGTATCACCAAAGTCCCAATTTTCAATTGCAAAATATGCATCTAAGTTAGCAACAACCGAACTCTTAATTTCACTAACAGAAGCAGTTGAGTTGCTGGCACGAATAACTTTAATAGTTGCTCGTAATTGTTCTGCTGCCTTGGCACCAAACAACGGTTTAAACTTTACAGGATTCACAATCATGTTGTCAGAAATCATTTTATAATTTTGTAATCCTGCATACTCTGTACTTAGCGCATCAATTGTTGGGGGTGTTGGCACCGGTATGGTGTTAGTAGAATCTTGAATATAATTTCTATAAGCAGTATAGTAATCTTGTGTCACAACATACAAATCAATAATGTTTGACGATCCTGGGTCAATACGATTAGTCAACGCACTATTGTGACGGTATTGATAATATAAATCTTGACGTCCGATACGTGACACATATTCAGTTGTTGCCACTAATGCTGTTGTTCCAGCTGTGGTTATACTTAAAATATAAAATAACTCATCGGTATACGCATAGAATACTTGTCCAACAAGGTACTGTGCTTTTTCTAATGTGATATTGTTTACCGTTGCATATTGATCATTAACAACCCCGGAGTCAACTAACACATAGCGTTCAAGATTATCAAAGTCTACAATCTGTTGGAAAAATACTAACTTAGTAGTTGAGTTTACACTTGGAGCAACTATTTCTTTAAAGAAATCTGGATCATCTGGTACGCCGTCGGCATCTCTATCTTGCCAAGATACCAATACTTGATAATCGTCAACATATCCATCTGGTTGTACTGGTTGAGCAATAATACGCATTGTAATATCGCTATCAAGTGGCAAGTTTGAATCTGGACGACTATTTGTTTTTAATACTCTTACAAAGTCGCGAATAACTGTTCCTGTGCGGCTATCATAAATTTGTTCGTCGCCATAGAAGAAGAATCTTGTTTCAAGTACACTACCAAAATAATAATTTAATGCCCTTGTTGTTACTGTGTATGATTCGCCATCTGTGACAAATTGTACAACCCAACTTGCATCTAAATTTGCACCTGATGTATCACCTGCGTAATCTTCATTCCATGTTGCATTAACAGCAAGATTGGTAGAAGTGATTACATACCATGTGTTAGTTAAGTTGTTATAACCTAGACCAAAATTACGATATAATTCAATTTGCGCCAACGCACTTTGTTTAACAGTTGTACCTAAGTCAGTTACAAATAATGGAATAACTTCAACACATTGTGCATTTGTAGGAACATAGTTATTAAGAACAACAGGACCTAACCCATTGGCAAAATTTCCTAATCCTTGATTGGTTCCGTCAAGATATACCGCAGTAGCAGAAGCCCATATAGTTAATTTTTCATCAGCCCTTGTGGGGGTGCCTAATACTAATCTATTATTGGCATCAAAGTAATAACCAGTTGGGGATCTAAATTTAATTAAACTGCCAATCTGAATATATTTCATGTTATTACTGGCATATACTCCCACTGACACAGGACTACCGGCAGTATTTTTAAAATAACCAGTAGTTTCATTTGCTAATGTTGTACTTAGATTCCAACTTACTGCCAACGCAGTCAATGATGGTCTTGGATAGTTAGCATAGTAAAATTGCTTGGCAGCTTCTGTTGCCAGTATTGGTTCAACACGATTAGAAAGTATATCACTAATGTCATTGGTGGTTAACCAGCTAAACAAAAATGTTGGTAATTCGTTTGATTCATATAACGCACCATCACTACCAAATGTGTTTGTAGAACTATACTTGCCAGTGTTATCAACTAAATCAAGATAACGACTTGTCCCAATTGAAGCACGGTTAAGTGCTTTGGATTTAATAATTGAATTGTATTGTGTAAATGGAAAGTTATTATAATCTTCACCATTGACCATACGGTTTTGTGTATAGTAACGAGCAGGGGCACGTTGTTTAATTTCGTCAATGGTCTCACGAGCAAGAGCATTGCTCACTGGCTCTGTTATACCACAAGTAACTGTTAATGTTTCTGTTTGTCCAGTGCGACTAATATAAGCAATGCTTAATACTACACTTTGCATTTCTTCTGGATTAATAATATATTGCAATCCATTTGACGCACGAACATACGCACGGAAAAATCCAACTGGAATTTCAGAAAATACGCCATCACCAAAATTCATTGTAATTTGATCATTTGATCTGCTGGTGACTGAATACAAAGGACGTAATGTTGTTTGTTGTTCAACTGCGGCAGTATAAACACTTTCAACAAAATCCCATTCACGGGCAATATTACCTACATTATCTAATTGATACAACCAACGGTCTGTATTATTAACACCTTCAATATTAACATTGACTGCACGGTTAGCAATACGTTCTGCTAAATTAAAATCTTGATTCTGTAGTACACCTTGTTTAAACAAGAAGAAGAATCCTGTATTAGAAGAAGCAAATCCTAACTGGTCGTTGCGAAACAACATTCCAAACTTTCCATTGGGTAATGGGCTTGGTTCGTACACATATTCTACTCCGGCGGCTAGTCCAGCAGCAGTGGCACTAACAGCCTCAAATGGCATATTAACGCCATCAACTACAGCACTATAAGGAATTACAGGAAGGAATCCCGGAATTAAATTAACCGTGTATTCATCTGTACGAATGCCTTGAATAGTAGTTCTGTTGCCAGGACGACCAACACGCTGAGTGTTTACTAATGTAGAATTTATAATGGCATTGAATTGCTCTTGCCAATCAAAATTTGTAGGGTCGGCCCAGTTAATAGTAAGGTTTGCTAAATTAATACCATTGTAATCAATAACATTTTCTGTTGTTTGAATGGAAAATACTTTAAGGTAACCATTTGCTTCTGTGTTACGCTTAGGAGTATAGCTCACTAAGTTAGCAAGTTTAACAACGCTGTCACGACGTTCAGCGGTGTCTAAATAATTTTCACGAGTGTTTAAGTCTGTGCGGAAGGCCAATGATTGACCCATAAATGCCATTACATCTAGTATGGCAATAAATTCAGATGATTCAATGTAGTCATTGAATGTTTCGGGGTAGTACAGTCGTACATAGTCAACAAAACTCTTACGCAGAGTTTCAAAATCGTAACTCTGGAAGTCAGCTTCGCGGTAGGTTTGGTAGATCCTTTTCCAATCTTCAACTCCAAATACTGCGGTTTGTCTAGTAGTTTTTGCCATAATAATCCATCTTGTAAATTATTTATCGCAAAAATAAACCACCCAGTTTATGTTTATGAATATCCAGCAGTTTGAGTTTGCTGGTCAAAATATAAACTTAAAAATTCAGTTGTTTGTCCAGGAACCATAGTTACTTGCAGTTCGATTAATATGCCATTTTCTTGTGGATACATGTCAGCAGATTGTAAATAAATTCGTGGGTCTAAGCTGGCTATACGCTGTATTTCTGCTAAAATAGCACGTTCAGTATCTTGTGTTTGATTTTCAAATATGTAATTCCATATTTGAGTTCCATATCCAGGGCGGCCAACTAATTGCCCTTGCTGTATATTAAGCGCATTCAGCAGATCACGCTTGACTAACTCAAAATCTACTAATGTAAATTTCTTTGTTTGCCCTATTGTATTAAATCCTTTGAATGTTGTCATAATTGTATTTACTCAGTTAAGCTTCATCATATGGTGCTTGATACGGTGGTAACCCCATTCGTTGTCTAATAATTGGATCATCTCCTTCGTATGGTGGTGCGTTAGGATCATTTAATGAATTAACCCCAGCATCTAAATTTGAACCAAATCCACTAAGTCCTCCGGGTACACTTCCGTTAAGTGCTGCTCTTGCTTGTAATGCGCCAGCCTCCAGTGCAGCAGTATCAACTGCTTGGGGACTAAATTCTGGTATAGATATTTTATTGCTTCCTACAAGTTTAGTAAACGCAGAATTTAATGTTGCTCGATCAATTGTTCCTTCAAATCCCGGGGCCGGCACAACCCCTGCTACCGCCGCTGGTAATTTAAAATCACTAAAGTTAACAGCAAATTGTCCTTGCTTGGCTAGTGAATCCATTTGTGTCTTTATTGAGCCAGTATCAATACTTGGTAAAGAACCTTTGGCCCAGTCTGTTGCAGGACCAACTCCAAACTTACTAGCATTTGCTAATAATCCACCAAGGTCGGCTGTTCCGCTAGTTAAACTACTTAAATTATTTGGAATTCCTGCCAATGTACTTGTTGAGAGACTACTAAGTGCGGTTGTTGCAGAGGATAATCCTCCGTTAGCAGCATTAAATATTTGTCCAATGGGGGCAGTTGCATCTGTTCCCGGTGTTATAATTTGTCCAGTTTGTACCATTGTGTCAAAACTAGATTTCATAAGTCCAAATTGGATCTTATCTTGTAGTGCTGGATTTGTTAATATATCAGAAGCAGATGTTACACCATCTTTACCGGTCCAAACACTTGGACTTCTTAATACATCAACAAAATTATTTGAAGTAGCCATAATTGTCCTTATAAAAATCTTTCTCTAGTGCCGCACTTTAAATATCCGGCTGCTTCTAATTGCTCTGCGTTAAATCCATATTTGCCTAGGCCTAGATCGTTAGTCATTATATCAGCAGGTTGACATACACTTGCTGCACATGCTGCCATAATTGCTTGGACATTTGTAGTGGATAATGGACCAATTGGTTCCGTTACAACTGATGTATCAACATAATCCGAGACAGTGATGCCATTATTAATTGGCACATCTAGTAACACTGGCAAGGATGATATAATAGTAAG